TTATGCCAGCAATTTGATTGCGTTGTAAAGAGTGTCAACCTCTTGAATAATGTAGTGGTCAATGTCAACTTTATAATCGGTATGACCCATAAGAGCAATGATGTCCTCTTCTCTCGCTCCAGCAGCGGACATACGAGTTGAAAAGGTTCTGCGGCACGAGTGCGGAGTAAATTCATCGCCTAAGCCAAGCGCTTGCATCGCCGGGCGAAAACCGTATTTCAAGAAATAGTCTTTGTTCATCGCTTTGCCAAACTCTGAACCTTCGTGTGTTCGACAGAAGATTGTTTCACCTTTGTGATTTATACAGTTCTCAACCAATTTTAAAATTTTAGGGTGGATAGGTACAACACGATTTTTGCCGGCATCTGACTTTATGCCTGCGATAAAGTAAGGTATTCCTTGCTCACTTACATGGTATTGGTCAGTTGTAAGTGACAAAAACTCGGTCACTCTAAAATTAAGATAGCACATTATATAAACATAATCAGCATAAGGCACTTTACCTATGTTTTGTCTGATAAGCTCAAGCTGTACATCAGTAAAGCGTGTAGCGTTTACTTCTTCGGGTTCGGGTAGCTCTATAAATGTGCCGTAGTCTTTGTTTACAATGTCCTCTTGCATCGCAAAATTGTAAAGGCTTGTAACAAAGCATTTAATTTTGTGTAGTGCCGAGTAGCCTAAGCCTTGGCAGATTTTCGGTGTGCTTGTGACTTTGTAAGTACCTTTGCCATTAGGTAAGAGATATTTTAACTTACCGCCTGCGCCGACCTCGTGATGTGGGTTGTCGTAATAATCTATGATGAATTGATAATCCGAGGTGCGCAAGTCCCTGAATTTACGCTTGTACAGAGGTTTCAACTTGATGTATGCACTTGCATAGTTGCTTTTCACGCTGTTGCCAAGTTTTTTATATGCTTTAGTTTTTACCCATTTATCGTGTAATTGCTCAAGTGTCATATTAAAGCCATTGACGGGATTGTACTCATAATCTTTGAGGGCATTTTCTGCCTCTCGTTTTGTGGCGAAAGTTCCCAAATATACTTGTTTCCCTGTGACAGAGCTTGCGGCAGCATACGGTTTTGATTTGCTGTCTTTGCGTATGTAAATACTTCCTGTTCCTTTTGTCCGTCGTCTGTTTTTCGGCTTATCAGAGGATTGATTTTTGCCGCAATACGGACAAAACACAAAATCGTCCTGTAGTTCTTTGTTACATCTTCGGTTTATACATTTTTTCATTTTAACGCTCCTAAAAACGGGCGCAAAAATCCCGTTAAAACCTTGTAAATTTTAACGGGTTGTGGTACAATATATTTGCTGATTAAAGTACCATTGCACCCTTGTGTAGTGGTTTCCGCTCAGACTTGCGCCAACAGGTCAGGGCGGATTTTTTTATTTCTTATTTTCTATAGTTAAAGTAAGTCTTGCGTAATATATCTTTTCTGTTGCCTTTTCATCTTCAAAAGAAGAAATATACAAATCTTTGATTGCCTTGACTCTGTTCTGATTTTCTTTGATAAATAAGGCATCTTCTGAATGCAAAGAACCAATATCAAGACCATTCGCAATAACTTTAATTGCAGGCTGTTTTTCATATTCGTACTCTTGAAGTTCAACATTGATTACTTGACCGCTGAGCTTTTGTTGCATAAGTTTAGCGAGATGTTCTTGCCTATTATCATATGTAACACCTGCAATTTTAAATTTTTGGGAATGTGTACCTTTGGTTGTAAGTGTGTTTTGTGAGGTATTTGATTGTATTGCTGCACTATTTTCTTTTGTTGGCAATTTCTTGTCAAGGATAATAAGCACTATGCCTGCTGCTAAAAACAACAAACAAGCAAACCCAGTTGATACAACACCTTGAGCAAATGCGGCAACTGCTCCAACAATACCAAGTATCAATAATACAATGCCTACAATGAATTTTTTACTTTTATTCAAAATATTTCCTCCTCTTTTGATATATATTGACAATATATATATCATGTATTAAAATAATATTAGAGAGGTTCAGACTTCTCACTATTCCTATTTTTCCTACCATAGCGGCAACTATGGTAGGTTTTTCTTTTTGTTGATAAAATCTGCAAATTGCTCCTTTACTTGCCGTTCAAGAGGGTGCAGATAAAAGGCGTTTCTGCGTTCGAGCTCTGCCATTCGTTCAGCCCTGTAGGTTGCCGCCTCAAAGCTAATGTCACATAAATTTGCAATTGCAGCGGAAGTTAACGCTTGCAGTTCATGAAGGACACAGGCAGGGGCGAGTAAATCCCGAGCAAATACATTTGCTGAATGTTCGGCATCATCGATTGTTGCAAATCCGTTGCCGTTTTCCTTAAACAAGTGACCTAAAAATATATGACCGAGTTCATGCGCAATTGTAAATCTACATCGCTGAGGGGATTGCTCATCTGCATATATGATATAAAGTTTATCATCTTGCATCAAAGTTATTCCACTCTCATTTTCACTTAGCAAATTGACTGCCGAATTTTTCAGTAAAACAATGTCTGCTTGCTTTGCTATCTGACTGACTTTAACAGGCAAGTTGCTGATTCTGTAGTCGATTAAACATTGCCAAGCGGCATTGCGTGCATTTTTATATTGTCCATAATTCAAGTTTTACCACCTCATAGGTATTGTAACCTATGGGGTGTTTTTTATTATGTAATGCTTATAAGTCTGTATCGTCAGGCTCAAACTTGCTAAGATTAGCTAAGTTTACTATTTCAATAGGTTGATTGTTACCGTCACTTCGTGCGGCTTTAACCGTTGGTATCAATACTTCATCTTCTACACCAAGCAGTCTATCAACTGCAGGTTGCATATCAACTTTATTACGATATGCAAGTATAACCTTTTTCTCGTGATCCGAAAGTTTATCTATATGTATTTGTTCTTTAATTTCGCCATTTATCAAAGCGTTTATATCAATAGATAAAAAATTACATATCTTGGTGACATTTTGAATAGATGTTCCCCAAATGCCCCTACTAAAAATACCTTTAACGGTTGTATAAGGCAAATCAACTAATTTTGCAAATTGCATCACGCTTTTATATTTATCTAAAATATAATCCTGCAATTTTTGCTCAATAGTCATTGCACTCACCTCTCTTTGATAGTTAGTATATTACAAAATTTTGTAGATGTCAATAACAAATCTACCTTTATTAGTAAATTATTTTTAAAAAAGTGTTGACAATCTACCGCAAAAGGTATATTATAATGCTGCAATCTACTAAATAAGGTAGATTGGAGGTGAAAAACTATGTTATATCCTAATTTGGTGAAAGCAATGAAAGATGAAGGTGTAACTAAAACAGATATTGCAAATCTGCTTGGATTACATTTCAACACCGTAACTGCAAAACTTGAGGGCGAAACATCTTCAAGCAAAGCAGTTTATCAGGTTGGCTTTACTTTGATTGAGGCGGTAATGATTAAAAACATATTTTTTAGAAGATATGATCTTGCTTGGCTTTTTGATTTTTCTGAACACACAAAAACAGCTTAACGAAAGGAATGATATAAATGAGAGAATATTTATTTCGTGGCAAGATGATAGCTAACGGTAGTTGGTCAGAGGGCAATCCAAAATTGGAACAAGCGTGCTACAAAGTACACTACAAATACAAAAATCGGCACTTGTACGATCAATATAGATTTGAGGTGATTAAATGAACGACAAAATCCTTATCAACCCTAAAACAAATCAGGAGTACAGAGATGTACCGCCGACCGTGGCGGCTGAATATCTCGGCGTTGCTCTCAATTATGTTTATGAGGGCCTAAAAAAACAAACCCTGCCTATCGGTTCAGCCGTACAGAGCGACAAAGGGCGTTGGAGCTACAACATACCGATTGACCGGCTCAAGACCTATGCAAGCGGTGCAGATATATCATTAATGACCACACTGCTCAACAAATTGATCGGCAGCGGCAATACAATCAACGAAAGGACGGCGTAAAAATGATAAATTCGCCGTGCGACTTACCGACGGCGAAAACCTATAAGAACCGACCATATTACAGGGAAATAAAGGTAGGGGGGTGAGAAGAATGTTAGAAAATGCTGACAGAATTAAGGTTGTAAAAAGCCTTGTGAATTTTATTGAAAGAGTTACAAAAAAAGAACGGCCTTCAAAGGCAGAAGTGGAAGTTCTGCCCGAGGTCGTAAGGGCTTTAAGAGAATTTATTAAAATTTAAGGTGATAAGAATGGGCGAAATTATCAAATTGCTATTTATAGCATTTGTCATAGTTGGTATAACAATAAGCATAATACTAGGCATTAAAAATATTGACAATAATTTCAGTAATTCCGATTACAGCAGCAGAGACAGCCGCAAATGCCGTCCAAAAAATAATATTGTTATACCAATGCTGCTTTTGTGTGGAATTAATATCGGTATCTTTATCGCATACAGTGTCATAGTTATTACGGAAATGTTTACATAAGAATTTGAGAATTTTTTTGGCGATCGCTTTACAACTTGTATAAGTATCAGATAAGGAGACTATAACACAGATTTTATCAGGGGCAAATATAGCGGTAACATAATCATCTTGTAGATAAAAATTTAACGAAAAGCAATCAAATGCTTTTACATCAAGATTTTTAGGTACAACCTTTATATTAGCTGAAACTGTAGTATTATTGGAGCAATAAACAGAGGTGCATTTGTAGGAAGTAAAAGGAATAAGGCTTATAAGAATATTATAAATTTCCGATAATGTCTGAGGAGTGAATCTATTATAAATATCTGATGACAACTGTGCGGTAGCTTTGTATTTAGCGTTCATTTGTTCACCTACTTTAGATTATTGGCAAGAACTATTGTACTCTCTTTATTGTTTAAGTCAAATGATCACAATTTTTTTAATTTGTGAGTGTTGAACAAAAAAATACAAACTTTCCTAATCCAGGAAAAATAATATCATTGAAAATTTAAAAATCTATAATAAACATAGTGCAATAAGGAGAAAATGAAAAAAATCAATTTCAGGTTTTCCCTTTGCGATGATAAATGTAATCTTATCTCTTTGCGCATCGTTTATGTCATACAACTTACATATGTAGTTTTCATTCAACAATGGCAGTTCAAAAATCGGATAAACCGCATTGCCGTCCGAAAGTCACTGTTCTCCTTCGCTGGTCATAGATATATCCTAAAATTGATTTGATGTTCCACATTCCGAACGGCGGAAGCAGGAACAAACTTGAAGCATCCAACCTCAAAAAGCAAGGAGTAAAGGCAGGTGTGCCGGATTTGTTTTTGCCGGTTGGCCGTGGAAGCTATCACGGTCTGTTCATCGAATTAAAATACGGTAAGAATAAGCCGACTGAAAAACAAACCGAATGGCTTAAAAGCCTTAATGAACAAGGCTACGCTGTCGCTGTATGTTATGGTTGCGACGAGGCAAGCGAAAAAATATTAAAGTATTTGAAATTAGGTGAAATAAATGAGTGAAGAAAAAAAGAAACGAGGTCGCAAGAAGAAACTCAACCGAATAGACAGGATGTGTCTTTACTGTGCCGATTACAACGCAAAGCACGGCACAAGTTACAGCTACGGAGAATTTGTAGCGCAAATCGCCGCAAGAAAAATTAAACCGCTCGGTTTGTACGATTACGCAGATTAGGAGGAAAAAATGATTGATTAAGGAGAGTGATTTGGTTGAGTCAGAGAAAATCAATATCAAAAGCAACAAGGCTTAAAGTTTATGAGAAGTACAGCGGTCACTGTGCATACTGCGGTTGTACAATCAAATTAAAGGACATGCAAGTTGACCATATTCAGAGCGTGTATTGGTATGACGGAGCAAATGACATTGAAAATTTCAACCCTGCTTGTCGAATGTGCAATTTCTACAAATCGACAAGGACAGTCGAAGATTTTAAAAAAGAATTAGGAAAGTTGCTTTCGAGGCTCGAAAAGGTCTTTACTTTTCGATTAGCTGTAAAGTACGGATTGATTAAAAAGACGGACAATCCAATTGAATTTTACTTTGAAAAGCAAAATAAAACAGGTAAAGAGAGTGAAAAATGATGAGAGAAATATTATTCAGAGGAAAATTCGGAAACGAATGGAAGTACGGATTTTTAAGTATTGAACCAAAAGGCTTGGTAATCAAAGAGCCATACAAGAACGAAAGCTCAAATGTGTGGCATATTGACGCTGACACAGTCGGACAGTACACAGACTTGACTGACAAGAACGGCACAAAGATTTTCGAGGGAGATATTGTAAAATATGGTGATACTGTTCATAATGTAGTGTTTGAACAAAGAAACGGAACAGCGTATTTTGGTCTTGTGTATTCAACACTTGAAACCTTATCGTTTGGATATTATCAAGATTTGAAACAAATTGAAGTAATCGGCAATATCTACGATAATCCTGAACTTTTAGGAGATGAAAATAATGACAAACTTTGAAAAAATCAAATCAATGAGTAAAGAGCAAATGACACATTTTATGCTTGATATTATGCTTGACACATTAAATAACAATGTTTGCGGTTATTGCGAAAATTGTGATGCTCCTTGTCTTAAAAATGAAGAAATTATTAGAAAATGGCTTGACAGTGAGGCAAGCAACAATGGCTGAATCCAAAAAAACAGTTGCAGCGGAAACACAGGACAGACCGACAGCGCCGGCAGAAACATTGTCGGAACTCGACAAACTTGTGATAGGCTTCATCGACGGTGACCTTGATGTGGCTACGCTCAATAGCTTAGATATGATATTATATTTACATTTGATGAAAGACGAAAAGAGGATAAATATGTATCTCAAATTTTCTGTGGCAAAGATGGAAAAATGTACGAATATGCGACTATATATGATAGCGAAAAAATAGAAATTGTTGTTAAAAATTTTTGGGGGACAGAAGTTGATCGCATAAATATTATGCCTCAAATTAATCCTGTAAGTGAATTACCTCAAGATAAAGCGGCACTTTTTGAATTTGTGAAAGCATAAATATATTCATAACATAACAGCCGAAGTAGAAAAATACTTCGGCTGTTATTACAATAAATAGATTTTAAAAAATATAAAATTTAATAATCTACGCCCTCTTGTTTTAGCATATTATCTTCAATTTTATAGTGTTTGGTAATTTCCATATTATCAGCAACCCACAGCGCTAAATCGCCCGAAGAAAGTTCTGTATTATCGTCAAAAGCTCCGCATACGGAAAAATCGTCATCACGGTAGCAATTAATAGCTTTATATGTTTTATCTATAATTATGTAGGAATATTCGACCGCAATGATATTTCCGTTCTTACCGTTATATTCACTGAAAGTAAAATCAAATGCCCATTTTTTGTCATTCCATGACTCTGGCGTTGTAACATCTGGTGTACTTATACCGTTAACAAGCATATTAAAGTAATCCATAATGCTTTCAGGAGTTTCAAAAGTAACATCTGGGAAACTGTCCATTACCTTACCTATGTTTATATATTCAATATTATCGCAAATTAAATCTTTTATACCATCATATTTGCCATTAAATAAATCTTTATAAGCTTGTTTGTATTTGTCATCAATTGGCATTAGCGAAGGAATGATATAGTTATCTATACTTAACTTGTAGGGAGAAATTTTATCGTTGGCATTTGTTTCGTTTGCTTTCGAACTAAAACAGGCAATAGAAACATAATCTTGAGTTAATACTTTCCAATCTGATGGCACGTCAAGTGAAAAAGTTACATAATCTTCTTGGCTGTTTTCCGTTACCGTTTTTGTTTCTACATCAGGCCTAATAATTTTATTATTCTGCTGACATCCTACGAGTGAAATCATAAGCACGATGGATATTATTGCTGATAAGATTTTGTTTTTCATTTGTATGCTCCTATTCCTATTATATATTTTAACTGGAAATTATTTGAGATTTTTGATTTTATGCATTTTTTACTAAATTGTGATATCTATTATACTTCTTGTATTGCTTTTTGTAAAGTAATAATAAAAATAAATTTCAAACTTAATTAAAGTAATAAAGGTAAGTATATCAGGACTTATGCAAAGTTATGTGGGATATGTTTGTTCTACGAAAGGTGGCATAAGATATGGATATACTTGAAGATTTATATTATGGAAACTTATTCCCTCACGAAAAATGTTCAAGGCTTGACGATGAGGTCAAAGAACTATTGAAACTGCTCAACAGGAATGAAGAAAAGTTTGTGGCAACCCTGACTGAGGTACAGAAAGAAACCTTCGAAAAATACAAGGACTGCAATCGTGAGATTTCTGAAATCAGTGAGCGAGAAATATTCCTGAACGGATTTCGGATGGGTGCAAGAATTATCATTGATGTAGTAAATAATTAAGAAATCGGATAAGCAATCAATGAAATTTGACTGCCTATCCGATTACTTTTTGCAAATTTTACTCAATACAAATTATATTCAATGCTTCTTCCTTGGAAATTTTATCCTCAAGATAATTATCTCTCGCAGTTCTCGCTTTTTCAAGCCAATCGTAATATTCCTCAAAACTTAAAGGCTTTTCCACAGTACCAGGTGTGTTAAGTGTTCTTTCATAACGCTTATACATTTTGCCTCGCTGTGTGTCAAAAGTTTTCAGCACCTCATTTCTGTTTGCCAAGATTCGGTGCTTTAATTTCGGCGCAAATTCCTTGCAAGTTTTACCATTATTCAGAACTCTGTCGCAGTACAGGGTTTTCTTTTTTGTCTTTGGCACAAAGTATCTGCCACAAAGCTGACAGCGGCAGAGGCGGTATCCGTTCTCAACAAATAAATGTAACAGCAGAAAATAATACTCTGTCAGGTTACGGATATGGTACATCTGTCTGGATTTGTTATCCTCAAAATAAAATACGGTGGAAATCTGTACGCTGTTGTAATTGAAATCTTCGTTAACATCAATTTCTATTTGATTTGATAAATCGCTGAAAAAGTGCAAAACAAAAAACTGCACGGTTTTTATCTGGTCAAGATAGCTTGCATATTCACGCAGATAATGTTCAGTTCCGTCGTTCTCTCCTAAAAAATCCTCAATCATAAGTCTGTTCAAAAGACAGTAAAAAGTTCTATATTCCGCCAATGCCTTTTCTGCTTTTGCAGTTAACTTTTTAATCAGTGCAAATCTTTCTTCACTTTCATCAGGATATGTTCTGTAAACTTTTCTTATTTCATTTTGCAGTTCAGAATACTCTTCAAAATCTTCTTCTGAGAAACTAATCAACTCATTTTTGATAGTAGTATTTTCAATTGGAATCTTATTGTTATTTTCCTGCATATAGCCGGAAATATTTCCTTTGGAATCAATTTTTAATAATAAACCTTCGTGCTTTGCCATATACACCTCTGTCCTTAAGTGAAAATTATAAAAATCACTTCAATTCATTTTGTCATATATTTTTCTTGAAAAGTATGAGATTATTGTATCACACTGGTGAAAAAATTCCAACAGCTTTTGGATTACAACTGAATAACCATACCAAAGCTAAAATATTTTGAAATCATATGAGGTATGAGTAACAGGGAAAGGAGAAAAATGATTAAGAATTTAAATTTGGAGTTGAGCAGTAAGGCAAGATTTGATTCAATCGACGGTGCAAGTCTTGTTGAAAAAGATTTGCCGAGAAAGAAGTTTATAATCAATTCACTTCTTGCAAGCGGTCTTTCGATTATAGCCGGCTCACCAAAGGTAGGTAAGTCGTGGCTTGTTCTTGACTGGTGCGTTCGGATTGCAAAAGGCAAAGATGTATGGAATCTGCATACCGACAGCGGTACAACTCTGTATCTGTCACTTGAAGATGATGAAAGCAGATTGCAGGACAGGCTGACAGCGATAACCGATGAAGTGCCGAGTGATGTTCATTTTGTTACGGATTGTTCAAAACTTGATGAAAGGTTGGAAGAACAGATTCAAACTTTTGTTGATGAGCATATGGATACTGTCTTGATAATCATTGACACGTTTCAACTTATCCGTTCTGCAAAAAATGACTCGAGCTATTCAAATGATTATCTTGAGGTACAGAAACTCAAAAAACTTGCTGATGAGTTGAAAATTGCTATTCTTCTGGTTCATCATTTAAGAAAGCAAGGCGACTCTGACCCAATCAATGAGATTTCAGGTACAAATGGTATAGCTGGCTGTGCCGATGCTCTATTTGTTTTGAAAAAAAGCAATCGCACGCAGGGCAACGCAACTTTATTTTGCACGGGAAGAGATATTGAGGACAGAGAAATTGAGCTTGCATTTTCAAAAGAGGATTGCACTTGGAAAATGACTGCAGACAGCGCAGAGAATCCGAATTTGCTTTTGCCTGATGAAATGAACTTGCTCATTGAGATGATGAAAGCAGAAAAATATTTCAACGGAAGCAATGCGGAATTTCTTGAACGATATAATGCTTATTCAGGCAAAAATCTTTCTGCTCGTATTCTGAAAAGGATGATGAACAAGTGGAAGTATGACTTGAATGATAATCACGTTTATTTCAAATCGTATAAGGAAAATAACATCAGAAAGGTTGAAATCAAATATGATTTTGAGATTGATAATTCAGATAGCGAGTACGTTAGGTACGATAAGTACGATGAAAATATAGCCGTTTGATTTATCGTTTTTATCGTCCTTATCGTCCTTAATGCAGATGTTGAGCAGAATTTGGCGGTTTGTCCGACTTTCAAGAGAAAACGGATAAAGTACCCGACTTCAAGCAAAAATCAAAATTTGGGCGGTTTGTGAGCGAAAGTAATTCTATATAACGGATTATGAATTCAGCGTAAAGTTGGGGTTCACATTTTCACAGCTTTTAAGCTGTGGCAAGCAACGCATTCGGCTGGTCGCTGACCTGCCGAATGCAATATACGGGCAGAAGCCCGAACCCACTTTATTGGCAAAGGAGGAAACCTAAATGAAAGACAGAAAAATGAGCATAAGAATATCGGAATCCGATTTACAGAAGATTCACAATAAAGCAGACAAGGCAAATTTAACTTTAACCGAATATATAACGAAGGCTTGCCTCGGAAAACAAATCTTTGTTGTTGACGGACTTGATGAAATTATCCGTCAGCAAAAGGCTATCGGCAGAAACTTAAATCAAATTGCAACACTTTGCAATATGGGTAAAGTCATTTGCTTTAATCTTGCTGAACTTACAAATCAGTATGCAGAGATGAATAAACTACTTACCGATTTGCTTGACAGAAAGAGGTGGTCATAATAGCAACAGTAAAATTTATCGCAAGCAAACAAATGCAGTCACGGCAAGGGTTAGCTTCAATCCTTGCCTACTGCAAACAGGATAAGAAAACTTTGTACGATGGCAGAAAGCTGGTGAGCGGAGTGAATTGTGTAGCAGAGTCAGCGTTCAATGAAATGATGAATACTAAAATTCAATATAGAAAAACTGATGGCAGAATGTACTATCATTTGTTTCAGTTGTTCCACCCCGATGAACCTATAACACCCGAAACTGCTCACGAAATTGCTTTGAAGTTTGCACAAGAGCAATTCAAAGGTTATGAAGTTTTAGTTGCTACTCATATTGACAGAGAGCATATACATTCACACTTCATTTTAAATTCTGTCAGTGCTGAAACAGGATTGAAATATCATCCAGATAAAAATGAGATACAACGGTTGAGAGATTATTCTGACAACCTATGCAGAAAATACGGTTTATCAGTTGTAATTCCTAAGCAACCAAAAGTAAAACAGATGTCGGCAAGAGAATATCGTTCAGCAGACAAAGGTCAAAGCTGGAAGTTACAGCTTGCAATAGCTGTTGATGAAGCTATGAAATATGCAACCTCAAAGGAACATTTCATAAGCCTGATGGAGAACGAAGGCTATGAAGTTAAATGGACGGCAGAAAGAAAAAGCATTACCTACACTACACCAAATGGAATGAAGTGCAGGGATAATAAATTACACGAAGAAAAATATCTTAAGGAGAATATGGAAAATGAATTCAGAATACGGGAAGAAATCACCACAGGAATTAAAGGAACAAGCCAAAAAGCAAATGCAAATCGCCTCAAAAGCAGAACCCTGCGTAGCGGTTACGGAGCAGAACTGGAAAGCATTAATTTCAACTCAGACAGCACAGATAGATATGCTGAAATCAATACTGGACGAAATTTCAGAACTGACTACGAAAGAGGAAATACGGATATACCTCAACCGCCAGATGAATTCCTTGCAGAAGTCTATCGACAATTCCAATGCAATGGCGCAGACCTTCAAGAAGGAGCTTCAGAATATGACGAACAATTACGTCAGTCAGATAAACAATGCGGCGAAGAATGCTTCACAACAGGTTGGGAGCACGAGCGAGAAATATTCATACAGTATCAGTCAGGCGGAGGAGAAACTGAATCATCATGTGAGGATACTGTTTTTCCTGGCTTTGATACCGACAGCTATTACAGCAATAACGGAAATGATATTGCATATCTGGTCGCAAATCTCACAAATATTTTAGACAGCAACCACCCTGTAGAGGACTGCACTACAATGAAAAAACCTCGTAAAGAGAGAAAGAACATACAAGAAAATCCACAAGGCGGATTTGGTATGAAGATGTAAAGAAAGGATTGCCATGAACGAAACTGAAAATAGAATAACACCAATCACAAGAAACGATATTGCGTTTAACCGCCGTCATCTGTACGAAAGCGATAAGGTTAAAATCGGCAAAAAGACATTTTTAGTCACATCGGTATTTCCTATCGGAACCGAGAACGGTGACAACCCAAGTGCCGATGAAAAAATTAAAAATTTACTTGAACGAAAAACGGGATAAATATTTTACTGGACATTCAAACCGAGTAGGAGTATTGTTGACTTGCAATCCTATTCGGTTTGATTCAACAGAGCCTGAACGGCTCGGAAAGGATGAAAAAATTATGAAATCAAACCAACAAAAGATTACCGCACTCTACTGCCGTCTTTCTCAGGAGGACGAGTTAGAGGGTGAATCAAACAGCATTAAAAATCAAAAAAGTATGCTCGAAAAATATGCCGCCGATAACGGCTTTGGCAACTGTCGGTTCTATATTGATGACGGTTACAGCGGAGTATCCTTTGAACGCCCTGACTTCAAGCGTATGATTGCCGATATGGAAAAAGGAGAAATTGGAACTGTTATCACAAAAGACCTTTCCCGACTCGGCAGAGATTACCTTAAAACCGGTACATATATTGAAATTATATTCCCTCAGAACGATGTGAGATATATTGCCGTAAATGACGGTGTTGATTCCGAAAAAGGCTGTAATGAATTTATCGGAATCCGTAATTACTTCAATGATTTCTTTGCTGCTGACACATCCAAAAAAATCAGGGCAGTCCAAAGAGCAAAGGCAGAGCGTGGTGAAAGGATAGGCTCTAAGCTTCCTTACGGATATATGAAATCCGAAGATAACAGGTTAGTACCCGATCCCGACACTGCTCCCGTGGTAAAACGAATCTTTGATATGTATGTCAACGGAGTGGGAACCCGTACGATTGCAATGACTCTTGAAAGAGATAAAATTATGTCGCCAAGCGCATATGCCTACTACAAATACGGCAGAAAAGAAAATGGCTTGAAGCTGAATAATCCCTATCTGTGGAGTGATGTTACACTTAGAGGAATGCTTGTAAACGAGGTATATATCGGCACAACGGCGAACTACAAAACCACCACCAAATCAAATAAGCTGAAAAAGCAAATTCACAACGACCGCAAGGATTGGCTAATATTTGAAAATACCCACGAGGCTATCATTGATAAATCCACCTTTGAAATGGTGCAGAAGTGGTTTGCAGGAAGAAGAAAACCGAATAAATCAGGTAAGACAGATGTGTTTGCCGGGTTAGTTTATTGTGCCGATTGCAAAAGCAGAATGTATCTTCGCCGAGTGCTTAAGTATCCTAAAGAAAACAACTACCTTTGCAAAACCTATCAGCGATACGGTAATAATCACTGTACGGCACACAGAATCAGCGAACAGGATTTACACGCTGTGATACTTCAAAAACTGAGAGAGGTAACGGCATATGTACGTGAGAATCCCGAAGAATTTTATGAAATAGCAAGCCGTAATGCAAGAGCCGAAGCCGAGCGTGAAATGAAAACTTATCTGAGGGAAAAAGAAGCGGCAGAACAAAGAATAGCAGAGCTTGAAAGTATCATCCGTTGTCTGTACGAAGACCGAGTGCTCGGACGAATTTCTGTTGAACGCTACGAATCATTGTCATCAGGATATGAAACCGAGCAGTCAGAACTGAAAACTAAGCTTAATGAGATGAACGCCTTTCTTGATGAGAACGAAAAGCGAGAGCAGTTGATTCAGGACTTTATTGAAAATGCAAAGAAGTACATTGACATTCAGGAACTGACGCCTGAAATTCTCAGAGCATTCATCAGCAGAATTGAGGTGCACGAAAAGGCAAAATGGCATTCAACAGAATGCGGAAATGATATTGTGATTTACTTCACCGTTGAGCGCAAGGAACAGCTTAATGTATGGCATAAAGAGATTAAAACCGCATAAATCAAGATGCCGAGGGGCGAAATTTCCCCTCGGTTGTAAAAGAAATATTTTCTGACAATAATGATATTACGCAGATGCAATGCTGTTCAATATTCTGTCGTATATGAGCAACAAACTTCTCGGAGAGGAAAACACCGTTGCATCAATAGACGAACTCTATTTGTTTCTTTCAAATTTAACAGCTATTGAGTATATCAGAAACGCAATGAAGCGCGTCCGCAAAAAGGACTCAGCCGTGGTTTTAGCCAGTCAGAACATAGATGATTTTTTGATTCCGAGCGTTAAGGAATACACAAAACCCCTGTTCTCAATTCCTACTCATCACTTCTTATTCTTCCCCGGAAATATTAACCCTAAGGATTTTGAAGATGCCCTAATGGTTGAGCCAAACGAGTATGCCTTAATCAAATTTGGTGAGCGTGGCACTTGTCTGTATAGGTGCGGTAATGAACGCTATTTGCTTCTCGTTCAGGCTCCCGAATATAAGTCTGTTATTTTTGGTAGTGCTGGGGGTAGGTGATATATTTACAAGATGAAATCACTTTGATATAATAAATATTATCTTTTCATTTTGAGGTGGTTTTATGAGTAAAAAAATTGAATGGACAGTTGAGATGGCAGATAAACAGATAGAAAAATGGAAGAAAATAAAAGGTGTCATAATAAGAGCTAATCAACTATCTGAAAACGATGATTGTGCAGTGTTAATCTATAAGTTGTATCTTCAAAATACATCAGTTGCAAAGGTAGCCGAAATACTAAATGAACAAGGATATAGAACTCCCAGTGCAACGGGGACAAGAAAAATCTCTTCAAATGATATTTCGGAAGTTATTAGAAGTGCTGAAATAGATGATAAAGAATTACAGGAACTGGTTCGATCTATCCATTCAAATGCGACTAATTTTATTAATAAAATTTATAACTAATTATCTGTCACAAAAATCCGATTGATTTTCGTATGAAGTCAATCGGATTTTTTGTTCAGGAGGTGATTTTGTGAGCGCTACCATAGGTGCGGCACTAAAGAAAATAGCAGTTTCTCTGCTGACGGATAAAAAGGTAATAAAAACAATAGGCGGTATAATAATCGGCATAATCATAATTGTGGTTATGCCGATTGTTGCTGTGGTGTCTGTTTTCAACGGCAGTATGGATATTGACACCGACAAGCTCAACCAGTCTATACTGGAAAACATTTCAGCAGAGCAGATGGAAAATCTACAGCTTATCAACGACACGATGACAGAGGTTGAAAATCAACTCAAAAGCAAAAAACTGTCCGACTGCAACACGCAGGCAGAGGTTATCTATCTGTTTTCTCTGTCCGATAAATCAGAGGATGAGGACTTTGTAAAAAACTTTGTATCCTGTTTCAAGAAGAATCAGTCTGATGAGGATTTGATAAAAACCGTCAATCAGAAATTCGGAACGGAGATTAAGTATGACGAGTTTCAGAAAATGATGCAGTCAATCAAGGGTGCTGAAATCAGTACCGCAGGCTTTACTGACAAGACCACGAAGAACAATCTCGACCTTGTCAAGTGGTGCGAGAACGCATACAAAAATGGCTGGGGTTATGTTTACGGCGGTTACGGTCAGATCTGTACAAAGCAGTATCTCGACCAACAGGCAAGTCTGTTTCCCGGCAACAATGAGGCAGGCGGTGAAATGTGACAGGTCGGTGAGAAATGGCTCGGCAAGAGAGTATGCGACTGCATAGGCTTGATAAAATCTTACGCTTGGTACAACGCTGACAGCGGAGAGATTGTCGCAGGCTCAAACGGCTTTACCGACTGCGGTGCAAATTCCATTTGGAGCAGCGTTACAGAAAGCGGCCCGATTTCCAATATGCCCGATACACCCGGACTTGCCGTTTGGATGAACGGTCATATCGGTGTGTATATCGGCAACGGTGAAGTTATCAAAGCACAAGGCACAGCCTACGGAGTTGTCAAAACAGAGCTTAACGGGCGAGGTTGGACAAAGTGGCTGAAGATACCGAATATAAAATATGTGGAGGTAAAATCAAAATGAAGAAAACAAGCGTAAGCGTTATGTACGATGATGAAAAGCTGAATGCAATTAAGCTGTATATGTCACAGCGTGATTTGGATTTCAAGGAAGAGCTTGAAAAATCTGTGGACGCTCTGTACGCAAAATATGTCCCTGCAAATGTCAGGGAGTTCATTGATATGAAAGGTTCACAGGTAAAAACACCCAAGCATAAAAAGCCAAAGCCACAGGAAGAAAATACCGAGGTGGTAACTTGAAAAATCAGAATTTCGGAATAGAAATTGAAATGACCGGCATCACTCGCAGTACTGCGGCGAAAGAGGATTTGCTCTACAAGGCATTAAAAGTGAATGTATCAAGAGAACATTACTGTCAAAAGATGGACACACGCTTCCTTGATGAAATCAATAACCGTCCTCCGATGTCTATGGAGCAATTCAAGTCAATGTGGTATGACGGCGAGGATTACAGCTACCGACACTATGATGACACACGCTACCATGCTTTGAATCTTCACAGCGTGTTCTACAAGGGTACGATTGAATTCCGTCTTTTTAATTCAACCTTACACGCAGGCGAGGTCAAAAGTGCTATTCAGCTTAGCCTTGCAATCAGTCATCAGGCTTTAATTCAGAAGTCTGCAAGACACGCTAAAACTGTATCGGATAATGAAAAGTACACTTTCAGAACTTGGCTTTTGAGATTGGGTTTGATAGGTGACGAGTTCAAAACAGCTCGTCATCATCTGCTAAAAAATCTTGAGGGCAACATTGCGTGGAAGGATCCTGCACAGGCTGAAAAGCAAAAGGAAAGACTTGCTAAAAAACGAGCCGCACAGTTGAACGATACAGTTCAGAATACAAACGAAAATATAAATATCAACGAACCCGAATCTGAAACTGCAACTGAGCAGAATGAGGATTCGGGTTTTGTTATGAGTATGTAAGGAGAGAAATCTATTATGAGTAAAAAATTATACATTGCCTATGGCAGTAATCTCAATCTTAAACAGATGAAATACCGTTGTCCGACAGCAAAGCTTGTCGGAAAGGGTGTAGTCGAAAATTACGAATTACAATTCAAGGGTATGCCTCACTGCTCCTATGCAACAATCGCACCTTGCGTCGGTAAGTCCGTTGCCGTTGCACTGTGGGAACTTCAGCCGAGAGATGAAAAACTGCTTGACCGCTACGAGGGTTATCCCTCCCACTACTTCAAGCAAGACTTGCCTGTTCGGATGAGTAATGGATCGGAAACGACAGCGATGGTTTACATTATGAATCTTAAGCAGAATTTCGGATTGCCCAGCGCAAGCTATTATGATACTGTATTGCAGGGGTACAAGGACTGCGGTTTTGACTTGAATGTTTTAAACGAAGCCGTAAATGACAGTGCAGAGAAATTCTACGATAACCTTGAACAGAACAATCTGTTTGATTCACCTGATGAAGATGAAGATATGGGAATAGGTGGCATGAGTTTATGAACGAGAGAAAGAAATTGAAAAAGCATCTCGGCGATAAATATATTTTCAAAATGTATTTGTCTGTGAACGAGGTTAAGAAATTACTTTCCGAAAATTCAAAAGACAAGCACGACACTCTGTTTGCTTCACTCACAGTCGGCTGTGTGAAAATCAACGCTGTTGTATTTCCTACTCCCGATAAAATGCTCCTCGGCTTTGACATTCTTGTAAAGGACACACCCGAGAGCGAGGAATGGATTTGCTATGATACGCTATCGGACGAAATTAAGTTATCCCCTCGAAGTATTGAACAATCAATGTTCGATATTCTGAATCGTGAGATTAAGGAGTACGGACTGTCATATACCGAGTGCAATTTTGAAGTAATAAACGGCAAAGTGATTAAGTAA